TAAAAGATGGTGAGAGATTTGAAGAAGCTTACTATATAGTAGTTGAAGATAATCATGGGGACTATCTTAGGTATAGCGTATCAAAAGATGTTTACCAGCAAATAGAAATAAATGATATGTATAAAAGAAAGTAGGTTTTAGATGTTAGTAATTAAAAGAAACGGTAAGGAAGTAGAGTTTGATGTAGCTAAAATTAATGAAGCTATATCAAAAGCCAACTCAACCCTACCTAATGACAATAAATTAAGTGACGCCTACATAGGTGGATTAGTGGATATAATACTTGATAAGTGTAATAAGTTAGGTAACAGTAATGCTATTCAGGTAGAAGATATTCAAGATATAGTTGAAGAAATACTTATGCAATTTAGTACGTACGAGTTATCTAGGGCGTACGTACGCTATCGTTACGACCGTGAGAAGATAAGGGCCAGCAATTCTATAGATGATGAAATATTGACCCTTATAGAGTGTGAGAACGAAGATATAAAGCAGGAGAATAGCAATAAGAATCCTACTATCATATCTACTCAGCGTGATTATATGGCTGGGGCCATTAGTAAAGACTTATCTAGGCGTAAGTTTTTGAGTAAAGAAATTATAGATGCTCACGACCAGGGACTAATCCATTTTCACGATATGGACTATTTTGCACAACACGCCTACAATTGTTGCCTGGTCAACCTAGAAGACATGCTACAAAACGGGACAGTTATATCCGGCACTATGATAGAGCGTCCTCACTGTTTTTCAACGGCGTGTAACATAGCGACGCAGATAATCGCCCAGGTTGCAAGTGGTCAATACGGGGGGCAGAGCATAAGTTTAGCCCACCTAGCACCGTTTGTGCAGGCTACTAGAGAAAAGTATATAGCTACATTTAGCAACATCAAGTCTACTATGAGTAATCAAGAGTGGTACGAATTTATAGAAAAGCTGGTAAAAGAAGATATTAAAAGAGGTGTACAGACTATTCAATATCAGGTTGTAACTCTAATGACTACCAACGGACAAGCCCCGTTTGTTACTGTCTACATGAATATCAACGAGGCCCCACAAGGACGCTTAAGGGATGATTTAGCTAGTATCATAGAGGAAGTATTAAGACAGCGTATAAAAGGTGTTAAGAATGAAGTTGGCCAGTGGGTAGCCCCGGCGTTTCCTAAGCTTATATATTGCCTAGACGAAAACAACGTCCACCCTAATAGTGAATATTACTACTTAACTAAGTTATCGGCCGAGTGCACAGCTAAGAGAATGGTGCCCGATTATATATCAGCTAAGGTCATGCGAGAGTTAAAAGGTGATGTATATACTTGCATGGGGTGCAGGTCATTTCTAACGCCCGATAGGACTACTAATAATATGGCGAGAGCTAATAATTACAATCCTGGTCACAAATACTATGGTAGATTTAATCAGGGTGTTGTTACTTTAAATCTAGTGGACGTTGCCTTATCGTCTAAGGGTCAACTTAATGTATTTTATAAGTTATTAGATGAGAGATTGGCTATTTGCTATAAGGCCCTAATGGCCAGACATAATAGATTAAAAGGTACGCCGTCGGACGTAGCCCCTATATTATGGCAATACGGAGCAATAGCAAGATTAAATAAGGGTGAGATCATAGACCCGCTTTTATATGGTGGGTATTCTACTATATCGTTAGGATATGCCGGACTATACGAGTGTGTAAAGTATATGACAGGCGAGAGCCATACTGAGGCTAATGTAGGTTTACCATTTGCACTAGAGGTGATGGAGATACTTAACAAATATACTAATAAGTGGAAAGAAGAGACTAATATAGATTTTAGCTTATATGGTACACCTCTAGAGTCAACTACTTATAAATTTGCTAAGGCACTACAAAAGCGTCACGGGATAATACCTGGTATAACAGATAAGAATTATATTACTAATTCCTACCACGTGAATGTAAGAGAAGAAATTAACGCATTTAGTAAGTTATCCTTAGAGTCACAGTTCCAACCGCTTAGTCCAGGTGGTGCAATTAGCTATGTAGAAGTGCCTAATATGGTAAATAACTTAGACGCCGTATTAGAGATTATTAAGCATATATACAATACTATAATGTATGCTGAGATAAATACCAAGTTCGATTATTGCCACGTTTGTAATTTTGAGGGTGAGATTAAAATAGTAAATAATAGTCATGGTAAGCTTACATGGCAGTGCCCTAGTTGTGGTAATACTAACCAGGAGCATATGACTGTTACGCGTCGTACTTGTGGTTACATAGGGTCTAATTTTTGGAATCAAGGGCGTACACAGGAAATAAACGACCGAGTTTTACACTTATAATAGGGGGTGGTAAATATGAAATATGTTATGGATGGTAAGATGTACGATACCGAGACGTCTGAGGTTATTTTAAGATATAAAACACGTGACTTAGATGTTTTCTTATTTAGTGCCAGATTTACATCTTGCGACGTCTATTTATATAAGACTAAGAAAGGTAATTACTTTACTTTAAAAGTACTACCCGATAAGACTATTACGAATGTAGTTAGTGAAGAGACGGTTAAGAAGATATTACTAGATCATAATTATGATAAATACGCAGAGTTATTCGGTCCACTGGAAGAGGCGTAGACATGAATTACGGCAAGATTAATTACACCGATATAGCCAATGGCCCTGGAGTAAGAGTAAGTTTGTTCGTATCAGGGTGCAGAAATAAATGCGAGGGGTGTTTTAATCAGGAGTCATGGGACTTTAATTTCGGTAAAAAGTTCACAATATCAACCCTAACTGACCTACTTTTAGCATTGGATAAACCCTACATATCAGGATTAACTATACTAGGGGGTGAGCCGCTAGAGCCTGAAAATTTACCGACGGTGACGACAATTTGTAGGACAATCAAGACTATAAATGATAGTAAAAATATATGGATATATACAGGATATCTATACGAAGATTTTCAAAATCTAGAGTTATTTGACTATGTTGACGTCGTCGTAGATGGTAAATTTATCGAGTCTGAAAAGGATATATCACTACAATTTAGAGGGTCAAAAAATCAAAAAATAGTAGATGTAAAAAGGTCAAAAATGGAAAATGAGGTTAAATTATGGTGAGATTTTCATAACAAAAACTCACAAAAATATAACAAAAACAGGGTAAAAGTTTTTGTTAAAATAACAAAAAGTTTCTGTTAAATTGAATATAAAAAATATTTATATTAAAACGGTCATAACAAAAAGTGACCCTCAAAAAAGTTTTTGTTATAGTTTTTGTTATGGTTTTTGTTATAGTTTGAAATCCTAAAAGTATTGAAAATACTATATTCTTTTACTTAATATAACATAATAACAAAAATATTACTAACTTCTATATATATTTAATAAATATATATAATATATATAAAAAATATAAGAAAATATAAATATATATAAGAGTTGCGATTTTTTTTGTTATTTTGTTATGATTGATGATTTTTGATGAAATTTGTATTTTGTAAAAAATAGGGGGTGGATACCGTGGATGATTTACAAAGTCGAATTAAACGCAAGAAAATATTTTTGAAAAGATATCGAAAAAATATTGCTTGTGTTTCGCGACTAAAAAATAAATTATATGTTTTAGACTCTAGATTAAAAAATCCAAAAAGTCCTACTTACTCAGATATGCCCAAAGGAAATTTTATAACCACGGAAGATTTACTTGCTGATAAGCTGGACCTGGAAAAAAGAATTGAAAAGCTAAATAAAAAAGGTGAGTGTATAAAGTGTGAAATAATAAACGAGATAGATAATGTAGATGACCCTAGATATTGCGAGATACTGGAAGCATATTTCATAGACTGTATGGATATGGAAGATATAGCCGATATTATGGGGTATGGTGTTAGACACACATATAAATTATATTCAAGTGCTATTAATGAGTTGTTAAATTATGACAGTAACAAAACATTAAAATAACAGTAAGATAACATTAACTATTTTAATTTTATAGCTTATACTGGTATCGTGGATAATTGAAGTCGGTTATTCATAATACATCACCTAACCAGACAGACTAATACAATTAGACCTAGGCACATGCTTAGGTCTTTTTGCTGTTAGTTGAATATGAGGGGTGATATCGTGTGAGGTGGTAGTATGTTACTAAAGTCTTGCCCTAGGTGTGGGGTCCTGATTCAATACGGGGGGACCTATTGCCAGGGGTGTAGGGTGGTAGTAGAAGAGGAACGAGAGAAAAGACGGCAGGAGTCAATCAAGCGAAGCAACAAGAAATACAATAAGACCAGAGACCCTAAGTATACTAAGTTTTATAATTCTAGAGACTGGCGTACCTTATCTCAAGCATATGCACAAGCTAAAGGTTTTAGATGTGAAAGCTGTGGTCAAGTTGCAAGTGAAGTACATCACGTCAAGCCGATACAAACTGATGATGGATGGAACAGACGACTAGACTATGACAACCTTGAATTACTATGCAAGTCTTGTCACAATGATAGGCATGGTAGATTTAAAGCCCGTAAAAGCCATTCTAAGGCGTTTTAGTTGTTTAGGTATATAAAGTATCAAGAGATGAGTTAAAACGTCTTATAGATACATTTAAATACGTCAGAGAGTGTAGGGGTGGTATAAATTCTATGGAGAAAGCCAGGGGATAACGGTACAGGGGGGGACAACGTAGTAAAAAGTCCCTTTATTTTATTTTGAGTATTATTTTTGACACAATCAAGAGTTAGGGGGTGAAAATATGGGACGTAACAAACAGCCAATAGAATTGGTAATAGCTAATGGCAAGAAGCATTTAACAAAAGACGAAATTAATTTCCGTCGTGATAGTGAGGTCAAGCCTATTACTGACGATATGAGGGCCCCGAGTTATTTGACGGCTAAGCAAAAGAAACAATTTAACGAGATAGCGAGCAAATTAATCAAGTTGAAAATTATGGGTGAAACAGATGTTGACGCACTGGCGAGATATATAATATCTAACGATTTATATTTAAACGCGGTTAAGCAATTGCGAAAAAAAGAAGTTCAAAAAGACGTAGATACCTTATCTAAATGGTCTAATTTACAAGATAAATTCTTCAAGCAGTGTCGTACTTGTGCCAGTGATTTAGGGCTTACTATTTCAAGTCGTTGTAAATTGGTTATTCCTGAAATTAACAAAGAAGCACCTAAGAAAAACAAATTTAAAAAATTTGAAAAGGTGACAGCTGGTTAATGAGTAGTGCAGTAGTCAACGACAGAGTTACTAAGTACGCCCGTGAGGTGGTGGCTGGTAATATTACAAGTGGGGAGTTACACCGACTAGCTTGTAAAAGGCACTTAAAAGATTTAGACCGTCAAAATACAGAACAATTCCCGTATTATTATGACCCAGATAAAGCCAATGAGATAATTGACTTTGCCGAGACTCTGACTATTGCTGAGGGTGATGAGCCTAAGGCCTTAACTTTATTAGATTCGCAAGCATTTGACTTAGGATGTACCTTTGGTTGGTATAAGACCAGTAATAATAAACGCCGATTCCGACGTCGTTATAAATCAATGGCAAGGCAGAACGGCAAGACCTTTGAGAATGGTATTATTGGAACGTATATAGCTGGTTTTGGTGGTTATCATTACGGTAAGTTATTCACGGTTGCAACTAAGAAAAGACAGGCCCGTCTAGCATGGGAAGAAATGAGTAAATTCATAACTATTGATGACGACCTAGACGACTATTTCGACGTTAAAGATTATAAGTCTACAGTGTTAGCAGTTAATACGAATTGCACTATCGAGGCCCTTAGCCGTGAAGCAGGACTAGAAGATGGATTTAGAAGTATCTATAGTTCAATAGACGAGATTCACCAACATAGGGATAACAAGATATATAAGGCTTTATACAATGGTACGAGGTCCCTGCCTGAGACTTTAGTATCCATGATTACAACTAGAGGAGATAACCTTAATTCGTTCTGTAAGGAAATGGACGATTACTGTATAAATATCCTGAAAGGCACAGCCACGGCAGAAGATTTTTTTATAGATATCTATTGCTTAGATCCTGATGATGATATTTGGGACCCTGAAAATTGGAAGAAAGCCAACCCGTTTATAAGTGCAGACTCAGAGCGATTTGAAACATTGAAAATCGACGCACAGACTGCCAAGGATATGGGGGGTAGTGACTTAAGAGACTTTATTACAAAATGTCTTAATATGTGGGTGCAAAATGCAGATATTCAATTTATACAGGCTGACAAATGGGCTAATTGTGGAAGCGATAGAACGCTAGAAGATTTTAGGGGTAAATCGTGTTTTGTAGGCCTTGACCTTTCAAGTGGTGGGGACCTTACAACATACGCGCTAGAATTTGACGAGCCATACGTAAATGAAGCCCAGGAGCAAAAAGAGAAATATTATATATATTCTCATTCATTCATGCCTAGAGGTCGATTAGAAGAGCATATCGCCACAGATTTAGCACCTTATGACTTATGGGAACAGATGGAGTTAATCACTGTCACAGGTGGAGTCAATGACTACAAGAACGACTACAAATTCATTATCAAGCACTTAAAAGAGATTAAGGAAGAATACGACCTTACATTTTTGGGTATAGGTATTGACCCTCACAACGCCGACGGTATTTTATCGGAGTTAGAGGAGTTCGGTTGTCCTGTTGTGTTAATAGTTCAGTCTTGTAAGAGTCTTAACGACGCTACCGTTGATATACAGTTGTTGGTAAAAAGTGGAGATGTTGAATACAACAAATGCGACGAGCTTTTAAGCTGGTCTTTTTTAAATGCCACAATTGTAAGAAATTCATTTGATGAAATTAAGGTTGATAAAAAACCAGGTGCAAGATGTGCAAGAATAGACCCAGTAGACGCCACTATAGACGCCCATGCTTGCAGGCTTAAGAATAAGAAATCAGTCATAGTAAATATAGATTCAGAAATGGATAGATATTTAAAAGCTATGGGTTGGAAAACAGATAATTAATCACACGATATAAAATTTTAGAAAGGAGTATTATACTTGAATATATTTTCTAAAACATTATCAAAACTAGGTATCAAAAATAAAGCTAATTCACGAAATATTGAATTAAATCAGCTTTATAAATTCCTAGGAATTGACGCAAATGCAGGAAGTAATAATCTAAGTGAAGCTACTTATTTTTCATGCTTGAAAGTATTATCCGAGTCGATAGGTAAACTACCACTCAAAATACTACAACATAATGAAAATAAAGGCGTTTCAACACTTAGAGACCATCACTTATACACCTTATTACATGATAGACCTAACCCTTATATGACAGCGTCGATATTTTGGTCAACTGTAGAATATAACCGTAATCACTATGGCAACGCCTATGTATGGATACAGGGTGTAGGTGATGAACAAAAGTTATGGATATTACCAAGTACAGACGTAAAAGTATGGTACGACGACGCCCTTATTTTAGCCGACCAACCAGATGTATATTACTTATATTACGCAGGTGGTAAGGTCTATAAATTCGGGTCAGAAGAAATACTACACTTTAAGACAAGTAATACATTTGATGGCTTAATTGGAGTACCTATACAAGAACAATTGAGTACTACTTTGAAAGGTGGGGTTAAGTCACAAAAGCTTGTTGAAAAGATGTACGATTCAGGCTTTACGGCCAAGGCAGTATTGCAGTATACAGGTAACCTAAATGACGAGAATGTAAAAACATTCGTAGCAGGGATAGAGTCATATAGTAAAGGTGGACTTGCTAACGAGGGCATAGAGAATATTATACCTATTCCACTAGGAGCACAGTTAACGCCTCTCAACGTTAAGTTGGCAGACAACCAGTTTATCGAAGTTAAGCAATACACTGCCCTACAGATAGCAAGTGCCTTTGGTATAAAGCCGTATCAGATAGGAGATTATACTAAATCGTCATACGCTAGTACAGAGATTCAGCAGTTAAGTTTTTACGTAGATACACTACTTTACATTGTTAAGCAATACGAGGAAGAAATTACATATAAATTACTTAGTCGTGGTGAGATATTAAATGGTATACACGTGAAATTTAATGTTAATGTGATACTGAGGGCCGACCTATCTACTCAAATCGATACACTATCTAAGGGAGTAGCAGGGTTTATTTACACGCCTAATGAGGCAAGAGCTATGCTTGATTTGGAAACTAAACCAGGTGGAGATAAGTTGCTAGGTAATGGTGCGAGTATACCAGTTGATTTAGCTGGAATACAATATATCAAGACGGATACGAGTAATGGGGATATTACCCCTAATAAGGACGCAGAAAATCAAAGAAAGGGGGACAATTAATTATGTCTGATGAAAAGTTAAATTTTAATGACCCTGAGGCTATCCCAGGAGTCATTACCAAGGTGTCGAGTATTTCGCCATTGGAAATCACTGACGAGGACCTAAAAAAGATTAATAAGTATACTTTAACTAATGTCACAGCAGAAGAAGTATTTACTTTTAAGGCAGTTATTGCAGACAATGAGCAAGACGACAGAAACGACATGCCGTTTAATCTTAAGGCCTTACAGGATTTAAAAAAGCTATATCCTGGTAAGACTATGTTAAAAGACCACGCCAGGAAGTCTGACAATCAGATAGCGAGGGTGTATGATACCGAGTTAGTCCAAAATGCTAACAAGACTACAGAATTAGGAGAGTTACACACCGACTTAATAGCTAAGATTTACATCATGGTTACCGAGTCAAACAAGGACTTAATTACCGAAATTAAGGGCGGTATTAAAAAAGAAGTATCGACCTCAACGGTAGCAAAACGAATAGTGTGTAATATTTGTGGTTGCGACAATATGAAAGAGTATTGTAGACACTGGCCAGGTAGAGAATATGACCAGGTTGACGCTAACGGCAAGTCAACTAAGAAAAGATGTAAGATGTTACTTGACGGAGCTTCCGAGGCGTACGAATTGTCATTTGTAGCAGTACCAGCACAGCCGAGAGCAGGCACAACTAAAAGCATTGGATTTACTAAGCCAGTGCCAGAGCCATTGGAAGAAACACCGAACGAAAATACATCAAAAAATGAAAAAGAAATCATGAGAGATACTGAGGTCAAGGAAAGATTAGACAACGCAGTATCTTTTTTAAATGCAAAATTTTAAGGGGGTAAATAACAATGAATAAGAAAATGAGAGAATTACTAAACGCAATTAATGAAAAGACTATCCAGGCTAAGTTTTTCATGGAAGAAGAAAACAAGGACTTAGATAAGGCGGCGGCTTTGCTAGATGAAGTAGAAGCATTACAAAAAGAGTACGACACCGAAGAAAGACTTTACAATCTAAGTAAGAAAGAGAATACGCCTACAGATGACCAGGTTAAGGATCTTAGTAACAAGGAAAATGAAAAGACAGCAATACAGAAATTTGCTGAGGACGCTAGAAACGGATTCGTTGTAAAAGCTGGTAAGATGTCTGAGGGCGTGCAGGCAGACGGTGGGTACGTCGTTCCAGAAGATATTCAGACTAAAATAAACGAATACAAGACGGCCAAGGCGTCACTACTTGACCTAGTAGATGTAGAAAAGGTAACTACAAATAAGGGTCAGAGAACTTATAAGAAGAGGTCACAGCAGACTGGATTCACTAAGGTTGGTGAGGGCGGTAAGATTACAGCTAATTCAACGCCACAGTTTGAAAGAATATCTTATGAAATAGCAAAATATGCGGGTTACTTGCCTGTTACAAACGAGTTACTGGCAGATAGCGACCAGAACATAGCCAATACAATTATGGAGTGGTTAGGTGATGAGTCGAGAGTAACTGCCAACAAGCTAATCTTGGAAAAGATAAAGACTAAGCAGGCTACAGACTTGAAGAATTTAGATGGTATCAAAAAGGCCCTAAACGTAACACTAGGACAGGCCTTTAAGCCAACGTCTAAGATAGTAACTAATGATGATGGACTACAGTACCTAGATACGCTTAAGGATACTACTGGTAGATATCTACTTGCACCAATGCCAGGTGAGACTATGAACATGGGACTACAGGTAGGACCTAATATTATACCAGTAGTTGTAGTACCTAACGCAGATATGCCAACTGATACTAAGAAGATTCCTTTTATAATCGGTGATTTAAAAGAGGCTGTTAAGTATTGGGATAGGGCGTTAACAACTATCACTATTTCAGGGGTAGCAAGTATAGGCACATTAAACGCATTTGAAGAAGATTTGACGCTTTATAGGGCAATAGAAAGAGAAGATGTTACACTTAAGGACGCAGATTCATTTGTAAGAGGCTTCATAACATCTACTGAGGCGTAGGTATAAAATAAAGCTTGTAGGCCCTTAAATGGGCCTTTATAAGCTTTATATGATTAGAGGTGATAGAGTGGTAGTAACAATTGACGAAGTTTGTGCCTATCTAGGTATAGATTATATGGACAGCATGATAGAAGATAATATACAGCGTATAATTAAGACTGCCGATTATATTTTAAAAGGGTCAATTGGTGAGAATTACCCTACCGATGACCCTAGGGCTAAGGAGTTAACACTAATAATAGTTAATGACTTATACGAGAATAGATACGCCGAGAGTAATACCCTAACAGGTAATACAAGGCGTCTAGTTGACGATATGAGCCTACAATTAAGATTGGAGTTAAGGAGAAATAAAAATGGCTAAGAAAATATACGACAAGCCTATTATCGTACAGAAGATAGATGAGGATACTGAGAAATGGAAGTCAATATATACCTTACATGCTAACGTCAATAAGACTAGGCAAGGTGAGGAATATTTAAGTGCTGGAGCCATCCAGTCTAAAAACAAATTAACATTTGAGGTAAGATATTTTAAGAAGATAGAAGATATAGAGTTAAATACACAACTATATCGTATTCTTTTCAACGGCAATATATATGATATCCATGACTATGATGACTATAAATATGAGCATAAGAACGTTAGACTTTTAGGAGTTAGTCAATAATGGTAGATTATAAAATCAATCCTAATGAATTGGTTGAAACTATAGATAAAGTCTTGAACGACTACAACAAGAATATAGTCAATAAAGCTGTAAAGACTGAAACTAAAAAAGCCATGAAACAACTTGTTAAGTTAACCAAGGATACTGCCCCAGTTGGTAAGAGACAAAAGCACTATAAAGATAACATCACGTCAAAAAAACATATAGAAAAAGAGAGGTTTGCAGGCTTGTCATATAGTGAAATTTGGTACGTCAAGGGTTCAGATTATAGATTGACTCACTTATTAGAACATGGTCATATGTTGAGAAATGGTAAGAGGTCTAAAGCTTTTAAATTTGCCGAAAACGCATATAACGAAGTTGAAAAGAATTATATAAAATCATTAACCGAGGCGATAGAAAATGGTAAATAAAATACTTGAATTAAGTGGGTTTATTAAAAACAAAACCTACAAACAAACTAGATTTATCAAGCCACCTAATACGACTTATGCTGTATATCATGATAACTATGTCACTGGTGGCAGTGATGATTTACCACTGCTAAAACGTAGGAGTATAACAATTGAGTTATACGAATATATGCCAGATGATGAGATTGTAAATAGGCTTGAAAATGCACTAAATGAATACTATCCAATGATGGTAGATGGATGGAGAAAAGAAAGTCGCTATTATATAGATAGCGAAAATATATATCAAACTATTTACGAGTTTGATTATTTTGAAAAGAGAGGAGAATAATAATGGCAGAAAATGTTGAAAAAATAAGACTAGGTTCAGGTAAATTGTATTGCATGGAATTTACAGGAACTTTACCTGAAATAAGTGCTATTTGCATGGATAAGAATAGGTTAGGATATATTCAGGGCGGGGCTACACTTGAGTATAAGCCGTCATTTTATGAGGCAAAAGATGACCTAGGATATGTTAGTAAGAGCATACTGACAGAAGAAGAAGTAACGCTAAAGTCAGGAGTATTGACGTGGAACGGTGCTACACTTGAAAAGTTGTGTTCTACTGCAAGAGTTACAGAGGATAAGAGTAAGAAGCTTAGAACAGTTAAAATAGGTGGTGCAGGAAACGCCAACGGTAAGAAGTATGTATTGTGCTTCCACCACTCAGATAAGGCCGACGGTGATGTATGGATTATGATAGTTGGTACTAATCAAAACGGCTTTGATATAGCTTTCCTTAAGGACAAGGAAACAGTTATAGACGCAGAGTTTAAGGCGTTACCTGGAGATAATCAGGGTACACTGATTACCTTTATAGAAGAAACAGAAAAATCAGCATAATAAACTAGACGGGGTGCATAAGTACCCCGTTTTTTTAAGACTAAATTTAAAGGAGTGAATAAAATGGCGTTAGATTTTAACAATATAAAAAAGACAAGTTTAGAAATAATCTTAAATGATGATAAGCAGACTAAATTACATCTACATACCCCTAGTAAGAAGCTATTGACTGAATTAATGGAACTATCTAAGGGGTTAAATGATATTACCGAAGATAATTTCAATATCGAAGATGTCGGGCAGATTTACAACTTATGTAGTAAAGTGATTAGCCGTAATCGTGAGAACATTACTATTAGTTGTGAAAAGCTAGAAAACATATTTGATATGGAAGATATAGTAATATTTCTACAAGCCTACATAGAATTTACTAACAGTGTTCAAGAATTAAAAAACTAGCCATCCCGTACTATCCATTAGAAGAAAGTACGGGACACAAATACGAAGTCACTACATGGGACGACCACCTGGTAAGTGAGTATACACGGTTAAATATGTTAGAAGTCCAAGAATTAGATATAATTGATTATTTAATATATAGGCGTGACGCCTTTATATACTCTTTAAATCAAAGTGAAAAAGGACGAGAGTATTTGGATAATGCTTATAGATTAGAGGAAACTAAGCCGGATGTAGACGCCTTACATTCACACTTTAAAGATATGAGAAAAGGGGGGTAATAATGGCTGGACAGTTAAAGGGTATCACTATTCAAATAGGTGGGGATACTACTAAATTAAGTAAGGCGTTAGGTGATGTTAATAGTAAAACTAAATCGCTACAGTCAGAATTAAAAGGGGTCAACTCACTTTTAAAGTTAGATCCTGGAAATGTTACACTTCTAAAGCAAAAGCAAGACTTACTAAATAAGTCAATTGCTAACACTAAAGAGAAATTAAGTACTTTAAAATCTGCTATGAAACAAATAGATGGTGGAGAAGTTAAAGTTACAGAAGCACAATATAGAGACTTACAGCGTGAAATTATCAATACTGAACAGAAGCTAAAAGGTTTGACTGAGGAGCAAAAAAAATTCGGCTCAGTTGGTAGCCAGCAGGTAAAAGCGTTTGGAGAAAATCTAAAATCAGCAGGGGGTAAAATTGAGGATGTCGGTAGAAGTGTATCGAAGCTATCAGCAGTTACAGGAGCAGTTCTAACCGGGTCAGCAAAATTAGCCTCAGACTTTGCCGACGGTATGGCTAAGGTTGGTACTATTGCAGATACCTCCAAAGTATCACTTAACAAATTAAGTAAAGATATATTACAAGTATCCACTGATACGGGGCGTAGTGCTACCGAGATTACAGAGGCTACTTATCAAGCGATATCAGCGTCAGTTGACACAGCTAACGCAGTAGGATTCGTTGGTACGGCTACTAAGCTGGCTAAAGCCGGTTTTCTTGAAACGTCAGACGCAGTAGACGTATTAACAACAATTATAAATTCATATGGTCTATCGGCAAAAGAGGCAGGAAGTGTCGCAGATAAGTTAATTCAGACTCAGAATGATGGTAAGACTACAGTTAACGAGTTGGCCTCTAGTATGGGTAAGGTAATACCTATTGCCAGTGCTTACGGGGTTAATATCGACAACCTGGCGGCCGCCTATGCTAATCTGACTAAGAATGGTATTAGGACGAAAGAGTCCGGTACTTATCTGAAATCAATGTTAAATGAGTTAGGTAAAAACGGGTCGGAAGTAGCTAATGTACTACAGGAAAAGACCGGTAAAAGTTTCGCCGAGCTAATGGCTAGTGGTATGTCATTAGGTGATGTTCTTAAAATTCTGATGGACTCAGTAGGCGGTAATACCACGGAGTTCGCTAATTTGTGGGGGTCAACAGAAGCCGGTACAGGTGCTTTAACTCTAATTGGTAAGGGTGTTGAAGAATTTAACAACGAACTAGCTAAAATGAAAGGGTCTACAGGCAATACGGCTAAGGCCCTGGAGCAGTTAGACACCCCTAGTGCAAGAGCAAAAAAGGCCCTTAATGCTTTAAAGAATACAGGTATTGAATTAGGTCAAACTTTACTAGAGTCACTAGGACCACTTTTAAAAGATCTAGCAGAAAAACTACAAGGACTAGCGAAATGGTTCGGTGAATTAAGTCCATCTACACAAAAAATAATAATTGGTGTATTGGCTGTTGTAACTGCCTTAGGACCACTATTAATAGGCGTCGGTAAAATGTTAGTTTTAATAGGACAACTAGTTACACTGGGTCCGGCGATTGTAACAGGGCTTAGTGCCGTAGGTGGGGCGTTTAGCGGGTTATTTTCACTACTATTAACCAATCCATTTGTACTAATTGTAGGTGCTATAATTGCTATTGGTGTAGCTTTATATAAGTTATATAACAATTGTGAGGGCTTTAGGAACGCAGTTGACGCAGTATTTAAGTGGATAAGTGAGATACCTGCCAAGATAGGTAAATTCTTTTCCGACCTAGGGACTAACCTAGCGGAGTGGGGTAGTCAGATGTTGGAATTAGGAAAAAAGATAGGTAACGGCATAGTAGACGCACTTATATTTATCTTTATCGAGCTACCTTTAAAATTTTGGTCGGCTGTGTTCGGTGCTATTGGAAAATTTGCCGAGTGGGGTAGTAAAATGCTTGAAGCAGGTGTTAATAGTGCTAAGCGTATTTTGTCAGATGTCGTAAATACAATGGCTAGATTACCGGGGAATATTTGGAACGCTATTAAAAGTGCTATATCTAATATGGCCCGTTGGGGTAGTGAGATGATAAGTACAGCAGGTAACAAAATGCGGCAAATGGCCAATACTATTATCAACGCTGTTAAGAGTCTACCTAGTAAAATGTTTAGTATCGGTAAAGACATTATCTATGGTATTGCTAGAGGTATAGGCAACGCCGTAGGTTATTTATATGATTGTATTTGGGACGCTTTAAATGGCCTTGTAGACAGGGCAAAGGACGCCTTAGGTATATTCTCACCATCTAGGGTAATGGCTAAGGAAGTAGGTGCGTTTATACCAGCTGGTATAGGTGTTGGTATTGAAAAAAATTCAGATGAAGCAGTCGGACCATTAGAATCACTAGTAGACGATATGGTCGGTAGTGGAAAGACTGGTATTAATTTAGAGCGTAACTTATCGGCTACTTTTAAATCACCTGATAACATAGGTACTATTAGCTTATCCGATATAATCAAAGTTATTGAATTAGGGTGCGAAAAGGTTGCCAATGCTTGTAGTAAGGACTTGTATATAGACAAGCAAACCTTAATTGGTGAGACTATAGACGAGATAGACGCACAGTTAGGCTATAAATATAATCTTAGAGCGAGGGGGGTGTAATAAATGCGACAATTAAAAATAAAATCAATAGGACTGTTGGAGCATTGGGGGTTTTTACTAACTCAAAAAACCATATCTCAACCCGAGCCTAAAGACTATATTGTAGAGGTCCCAGGCCGTAATGGTAGCGTGGATTTAACCGAGTCAATGGGTGGTGTGCGTTACGGCGATAGGGAAGTAGAATTTGTATTACTTCCTATTGAGGGCGACCATTCGCAACGTATGAAAAATTATTATGAATTAGTAAGATTTATTCATGGTAAAGTTAATGATATAGAGGAACCAGATAGACCCGGGGAAATTTTAAGGGGGCGTTGGAAAGTTGGAGAACCTAGTAAAATAAATGGTGATTTGTTTAGTTTTAAACTTTTTTGCAAAAACGTCTACCCTTATTATATAAGTGTCCCGCCACACGAGATTACGTATAATTTAAATAGTGGAGATACTCATAATATAAGCGTAGATTATAACGGTGTGGGCACAGTGTGGCCCTTAGTTAAATTTACAGGCAATGGGACTATTACAGCCGAGGGAGATAATATTAATTATAATCTAACATCTAGTTATACTAGATATGATCATATTAGATTAAATAAAACGGTTAATAATTTCAAAATTCAAGGTAATGGAAATTTGACTTTTTTATATAGTAAAGAGTCATTGTAAGATAGGGGGTAAATATGTATAAGATATTTTGTGATAATAATTTAATATTTGATTTATCTAATGATATGTCGTTAACATCTCCTATCTTAAAGTTACAAGATAATAATGCTGGTACGCTTGAATTTGGAATACTACCAGGAGATGATATTTACGATAAAATTAAAAAAATGAAATCAGAAATACTGGTCTACTCAGAGGGTAAGCCAATTTTCAGTTGTAGACCCATCGACGAAAACGTCGATTTTAAAAATATCAAAAAGATAACTTGTGAGGGTGCGTTGGCCTATTTAAATGATAGTGTACAGCGTCCTCATGAATACCATAATTTGAGTATAAGAGGTTATTTGGAAACTCTAATAACCAATCATAATTTACAGGTGAGTGACCCACGATTACAATTTGAAGTTGGTGTGGTAACTGTACACGATGACAACGACAGTATATACAAATATACTAACTGGGAGTCAACCTTACAAGTTATCAAGACTGACTTAATCGATAAATACGGGGGTCATTTAAGAGTTAGAATAGAGGGAGATAAGAAATATTTAGATTACTTAAAAGATTACCCTAAGACCAATACCCAGGTGATAGAGTTTGGTACTAACTTACTTGACTTTACTAAGAATATTGACGCCACACAGATAGTAACAGCAGTTATTCCATTAGGTGCAAGATTGGAAGAAAGTAGTATTTCTAAATTAGAGGAAAGACTTACTATAAAGTCGGTTAATAATGGGACTGATTATGTAGCCAGTCCATCAGCAATTGATACTTATGGTTGGATATTTAAGACTGTAACATGGGATGATGTTCATAAGCCCCTTATCTTAAAACATAAGGGAGAAGAATACCTAAAAAGCATACAATTTGAAAATGTGGTAATTAAGGTAAGAGCAATTGACTTACATATGGTAGATGTTAATATCGAGCAAATAGAATTACTTGACCAAGTACGAGTAATTTCTAAGCCTAACGGCCTAGATAAGATATTTCCCGTAAGTGAGTTGACAATTGATATGACTAATCCACAAGCAAATAGTATTACACTAGGTAATAACTCTATACAGGCTATGAGTGGGTCGGCAGTATCCTCAAATACTGAAATACTTAAGAAAATAGAGGATATACCTAATCCTACTAAAGCCATGAAAGAGGCAGTAGAAAACGCCACCAAGCTGTTGAATAACGCCTTAAATGGTCATGTGGTCAAGCGTAAAGACGAATTGTTAATCATGGATACAGCAGATATTGAAACAGCTACCAAAGTGTGGCGTTGGAATTTAAATGGCCTTGCTTATAGTAATACGGGGTATAAGGGTCCGTACGAAATGGCTATGACTATGGATGGGTCAATAGTTGCAAATAGAATTACTACAGGTGTGCTAAAGGGTGGATATGTAAAGCTTGATTTGGAGCGTGGGACTTTTCTAATTGGTAAGGATGACAATGACTTCTTACTTAAATTTGATGGTGAAAAACTACAATTTGGAAATGGTACACTTAGTAAAGACTCACTTGAAAAAGATTTATTAGACGCTTTAAAAGGTAAGGATGGAGAATCTTTTAAATTCAACCTAATCTCAAATGGAGATTTTCACAATGATTTTACCACAAACGAGCCTAGTAACGACCCTAACAAATTAAATGAATGGCAAGTCAAAAGTCAAAAAGAGAAGAGTCTTGTCGGAATAACACCTTTTGACGGTCAACACGTAATGAACGTTCTTGCATCCGACACCGATGGAGTGGTAGAAATTAATCAGTACATAGGGTTAAAGAAAAATACAAAGTATTTTATAAAATTCATGGCAACCTCTCTACATATGTCGATGTATTATTATGGAAGTGGATATACTCAAGTGACAAGGGTTGAGGATTCAAATGTAGCTGAGTTTAAAATATATTCGGGAGAATTTACAACCCATGCGGTTAATTCTCATATGATACAATTTGACTGTAGGAAAATTACCCGCATTAGGTGGATTATTCTTTCTGAAAAACCTATTCCGGATGATGTAGAGTGGTATCCATCGCAATTCGATTTGCAGGGAAAGGATGGAAGTATGGAAGACTTACCACCGGCACTAAAAGCGTGGAATGGTAATGCTACTGAGATATCGGGAAAATATGTATTTACGCCTGAGTTATTTGTGGGCAACGGTTCATATGAAAATAAGACTGGTATTTATATCGGGAAAAATATAAGGGCTAAGTATCACGGTTACTGGCAAGAGATATCAGGGATGGTCGGCATGGAAAATGGCGAAGTGAATTGGATGTTCACACACTCTGGTAATCTTATGATTGGTAGAAAATTTGGCGAAACCATTCAACTAGGTGCTGATGGTAGGGCCATAATACCTATGATTAAGACTAACATGATTGAAGCTGGGGCAATTACTGCTGAGAAGATAAGGTCCGGTGAGATTACAACCGACTTCTTATACCCAGGCACCAGTGAAAGAATTATTCTAGAGCGTGGGTATTCTCCCGGATCCAATGACTGTAAGTCAATTGACGCTAACGGTAGTGCTATTAGATTGAAAGTTAATTCTGGTACATATATATCAATGAGAAGCTCCGGTGGCGTTGGAATGTATTCTGGTGGCGATTTGTTCTTTAACTTTAACCCTAATGAGGAGTGGATATATAACGGTGGAGAACGTGCCGGAAGCGGAGTTTTAAGCCTATATGACGCTAGGGTATCTATGGGGTGGCTACAGTATTATATATATTCTGTAAGGTCAGATAGACGTGTCAAGGATAATATCAAATACGTTGAAGATAGACCAGGGAACATAAATAAATCTAATATATTTGATTTTGTCAAAACCATAAATTTGGCAACATATCAATATAAGAAGTTTAGCGGAAGTAATTTATCTATGATAGCCCAGGATGTTCAACGATTTAGATTTATTCAAGATTATTTGGTAGTAAAAGACTCTGATGGGCTATTATCAATCAATATGGGTAATTACACATCTATGCTTCATGTTGCTTTACAAGAGGAAATTAAAAAGCGTGAGGCCCTGGAAGACAGGGTTGGTAAGCTAGAAGAAGAATTGGCCGAAATTAAGAAATTACTTAAAGAAAGGGGGATAACAAATGTTAAAGAGCCTAAGAGCAATTAACTTATATCCATCAGCCATAATAGATAAGGTTTTTAAAGCCCGAGCAGGAGAAACGGCCCGAGGGCTTAGACTGATGGTTAAAAATATGAATTTAGAAAACTTAAAATTTAAAAACTATATCAAAATAAATAATAAGTTATATGAAAATGAGCAGGTCGAAGTCGATGTAAAAAATAGATATGTAGATGTCTATTTTCCACCGTTAGAAGTCGGGACGTACCTATCTGAATTACTAATCTATGACGGTGACAAATTGCTAAAAACTGGCATATTTACTATAGAAGTAGGAGAGTCAATTATAAGTGACCAGGCCGAGAGTCTTAAAAAAAAACTTAAAGAAATTGATATAGAAAAGCTTTTATTTGAAATAGATAAAAGACTTGATATTCTTAAGAAATTTGACGACTTAACAGGCGATATCGTACTGGATAAAAATTACAAACACACTCAAATACAGGCCAGTAAGACCTGGAATATCAAACACAATTTAAAAAAAATACCATCCGTCACTATTGTAGATAGTGGGGGCAGTGAGGTAATAGGAGATATTAAGCACTTATCTGAAAATGAATTGGTAATAACTTTTACCTATGAGTTTTCAGGAAGTGCTATTTTAAATTAATTACATTTTGAAAGGGGTAAAATATGAATTTACTTACAAATTTAAAAGCAAATCAGAATCAGCTACTAGAAGCAGTGCTGCACTCAGTAGCAGTAGAACCTAGCCAGGCAGTAGCAGGTCAGGTATATTATAATACCAAGGATAAGAGGCCCTATGTCTATACAGGGGCTGTGTGGATGGCTATGGATGCAAAGGACGCTTCACCTACAGCAGTTAGTATAG